CACCAGCGGCGAGTCCATAGGGCGGATCCGTGATGACGACGGCTCGCTCCGGGTCGTACGTCCCCGGCAACACGTCCTGCCAGCGGCCGACGAGAACCGGCGTCACGCTGGTACCGCCCGGTCACAGGTTGTGCAGCGCCCGTCGACCGGAACGATCTCGTGCGGAGCCCGATAGCCTCGCGGTTGGTGCATCCTCACGGGCTCATGCCACTCCCAGCACTCGCAGCCGTGCCCAAGTAGCCGACAACCGGCATCCGCGCCCTCATCGTCACCGACAAGGTGAGAGTGGCCGCAACCACAGATGATGCTCACGCCGTCTCCACGAGCTGGAACGGATCCGCTCGGTTACAGGGACCAGGACAGCCGTGCATCGGCTCGACATGGCCGCACCCGGCATCGTTCGCGCGGGTCAAGTACTCCCGGAGCAGTGGCCGGTTCCGTGTCGCCCAGCCGAGCAGGTGCGCGTGGTAGCAGAGGGTGACGAGATGCGCCTTGTCACTCGGTGCTCGCTTGCCCATCCGCCCGTAGGACTCCTGAACGTGGTCGAGCGTCAGCACGTACTCGTCGTCGGCTCGGTGGCTCTGGCCCCAGCGGTCCGCGCACTTGTGGGTCGGGTCAAGGAAGCGCGCCACACAGCCGCCCGCGAACCGAAGGTCACGGACCAGCACGGCCTCATGGAGTTCGGGCGTCACCGGGTCGGCCTTGGGCTTGCGGCGGAGCATCACGCCGCGTCCCCGAACAACGTCAACTTGGCCGAGGGGTCGATGTAGAACCTGTTCACCCCGTCGACCCGGCGGCAGACGATCTCGTGGCCGTCCTTGCGGGCGTCGGAGATGCGGGCGCGGGGGTTGGCGACGAAGGGATCCAGGCCACGAGTGAGTTCAGCGATCGTGCAACCCGGATGCTCGCGCAGATACCTGACGACCCTGGCCGTCTGGGTGAGCTGCGTCATGCCGTCGCCTCGAGCGCGGCGTCGATGCGGGCCTGCTCGTCCTCATCGAAGAGCGGGGCCGACGGGGCCTCTGCCGGCTCAGGCACGTCCTCGGCTGGGATCGTCCACTCGGGTGTCTTGATCCGTTCCAAATGGATCCGCGAGTAGGGCGGCATCGGCTTGCCGTCCTTTGTCCACGGCACGCTCTCGACGGAGCCGAACACCGTCACCCGCAAGCCGTCGGTGAGCGGCGGGACAGCGATAGCGAGGACTTGCGCGAGATCGCCCTCCGCCACGCACTGGAAGCCCTTCCGCCCGGCCATGAGCTTGAAGCCGAAGACCGCACCGCCGTCTGCGGTGTTGCGGAGGTTCAGGTCGACTGGCGGCGCCCCAGCCTTCACGTCCCCAATGAGCCCTTCGGCTCGTCGTTCCAGCGGGGGCCGCATCGGCTCGCCGGGGTGATCGTCGGGAGGCATCTCGTCGGCGGGCGTCGGCTGGTAGCCGGCCAACGTCATGATCCAGGAGTACTGCTGACGGAACGCCCGCGACGTGGCGCGGGTCACGGCCATGCTTCGCTTGACGTGATCCGGCCGACCCGTCCAGTTGCCGTCGCCCTTCCCGCCGGCCATCGCGGACGAGCCGCCGATGACCATTCCGTCTGAGAGCCGAATTAGCTCGACGAACGCCTCCCAGGAGCCGTCCTCGTTCTTCACCGGCCGATCCGACTCGCGGGCGACTACGTTGTCCATGCGCCCGATCGTCATCCACGCCTCGACGTGGGGATACTTCTTCCCTTGGATCAGGGTGTAGAGCTGCTGCTGCTCGACCATCCGGGTCAGGGACGTGGCAATCCGCGATGCGGCCTCCAGCATCCGGTCCTGACCGTCCGGCGCATCGGCGGTGACAAGCGCCTGTCCCGGTTGGGCCGGGATGACCGCGCGCTCGGCCGGGATGACCTCAACGGCAGTTCCCTCGATCACGTCGGTCATGGCGCCAGCTCCGCCGTCACGACGTAGGCCCCGTGGTCCTCCAAGACGACCTCGCGTCGGGGGTTGGCCCACTGGTACAGGCGTCGGACCTGATTGGCCTGGATGCAGTCGATGTGGTCGCACTGGCCCGACTCGGAGCGCCACTCATCGCCGTATTCCTCGGGCGGGGTGTCGCGGTCGGGGTAGTCCTCTGGGGTTGGCAGGAGGCACGGGACGCTCATCGGTCGGCCGCTGCCGTCGCCTGACCCAAAGGGTCGTCGTGGTTCTCCGAGACGTAGCGGCGGGGGTAGACCCGGAGCAGCGCGTCTCGGTGATGGCGGCAGGCTCGATGGGTGAAGCCGCCCGCGTCCGTCCAAGTCGTCAGTCCGACCGTGGCGTCGCAGAAGATGGGCATCTCGGACCACTCGCCGGGATAGAAGCCCACACGAGCGTTGCAGGTGGTGGTGCGCGTCTCGGTGGTCATGCCGCACGCTCCGTCACCGACGCCAGTCGAACCGGCATAATGACTTCGCGGTAGTTCGGCCCGGTCACGAGGATCGGCTTCTCCGGGTCAGGGTCCGGGTAGATACGGATGTGGCCCGACGCTTTGGCAAGCGCGGCAGTCGTGTCACGGAGGAAGGCGGGGTTGACGCCCCACGCCACCCGATCGCCTGGCTCCCACGGCACGTCAGCGCGGCGGTAGTTGGGGAACGTCCCATCGCAGAGGCGGACCGTCAGCGAGAGCGCGCCGGCCTCAACGGTCAGATGGCCCTCGGCGTCCTTGCGAACCGCGACGGTGCCCTTGCTCGACCGGACCACGCTGACCACGAGCGGCAGATCGTGGGACCAGACGAGCGCCTGTCCGAAGTCGGACGCCTCCTCCGAGAGGTCCGCGATGGCGATGCGGTAGTTGTCCGCAGCCACGAGGCGCACGCCCTTCTCATCGCCCTCCAAGAGGAGGGTCGTCAGGACGGGCCGCTGCGGGCTCAGCGCGATTGCGTGCTTGACGCAACCGATCGCCTCCAACAGCCGCGACGAGTGGAGCGTGAGTTCTGTCATCATTCCCCTGCCTTTCGAGGTTTGCCCCGGCCGAGATCCAACCCTCGACCGGGGCCTTTGCTAGCCGGAAACGTCCGACTGGGCGCGTGCAGCGCTCCGGGGAGCGGGAGTCAGGGACGCAGGGGAACGCCCTGCTACGACCGCTCCCCTAAGGGCTGGACGGGTGGAGTGAGCCCGGAGGGACTCGGGGTCCGGGCTCGGCCGATGCTTCCTCGGCTGGGATGCCTCATCGCCCCTTCGATGGTCGGGCGCCCCGGACCGGCGCTGACTGTCCACGAACGGACCGACTCCCACCGGGATGGGAGCCTGACCTGTCGCGTCAGCGCCGGACCGGGCGAGCCGGACGAGGTGGTGCTTGTGGCGCGGATTCTGGAGATGCCCGAGGACCAGGAGCGAGCGTCCCAACCGGACGACCCGCACCTCCTTGGAGCAGACGGCGCAGAACAGCCGCTCGTCGGCGGGGACGTAGGTCTGCGCGTCGGCGCTCGGGGGCCTCATCGCGGAGCCACCGACAGGACCACGAGGGCCACGATGCCCAGCAGGCCGACGATGACGAGGACGTAGGCGAAGCGGGTCATCGGGACACCGCCGTCAGGGCGATGAAGATGAAGCACACGGCGACGAACGCCAGCCCATCGAGGACGTCCTGTCGAGTCATCGGGGCGGCTCGTAGGGCGGGAAGTCGGTCGGACGACAGGTCACGCCACGAGCTCCTTGGCGGCAAGACGTCGCTGCTGTGCCCGACGCACCCACTCGGGGATGGCCTGAACAGGACGGCAGACGCACGCCGCGGGCGGGTTCTCGCAGCCCTGACAGACCCGAATCCCTGACGGGAAGTCGAGGTGAGTGCGGTTGTCGCACTGGCCGCAGCGGTTCATGCGGCGACCGCCTGACGCTCGTCGACCCAGATGAGGCCGTTGACGATCCTGCTGATCGTGGCGTGATTGACGCCGTACTCACGGGCCATCGCCCGGACACCGGCACGCTTGCCGCGTCGCTTGATCTCAGCGACTTGCTCGGGCGACAGGACGCTCCTGATACCGCGCTGCACGTTCACCGCGTGGGTCACGAACTCCAGGTGGTCTGGATTGACGCACCACCGATTGCGGCACAGGTGATCGGGTTCCAGTCCGGTCGGGATCGGGCCAACGCGCAGGATGTAGGTGAGCAGGTGCGCCTGGTAGTAGATGCTCTGGATCGAGACGTGGCCGTAACCCGAGCCTGTTAGGCCACGAGTCCACCGCCAACAACCGTTCGCCTCGACGACGTACGACGCCCGAATCCGGTCGGCTGTCGATAGGCCCTTGTTGCGGCAGATCAGCAGCTCGTCGCGAGTCGGGTAGCGAACCATCGCCTGAGACTTCCGGCTCATGCGGCCGGGGCGCGCCCGAGCCGCTTAGCTGCCGCCTCGGCCCGCTTCTCCCACTCCGCGCTAGGGGTCCGCTTGCCCTGTGCATAGGCGTAGATCGTCCACACCGGCGTGCCCAGAGCAGCAGCCAAATCGGTAATCGTCGCGCCGCGTTCGGTGAGGGTCCGGCGCCACTCGGGCAAGTTGACTGTCGTGTCGGCCATGCGGCAAAGGTAATCGTACTAGCACTTTTCGTCAACCCAACTTGTGCTAGGTCGGTGCCTCCGTACACCGCTGTTTTCCGCTAGACAACTTGTGGAACGTGCTAGTACACTTCGGCGGCGCGCAACGACGAAGGGGACGCATTGACAGACGCGAGCCGCGACTCGGCCGCGGGAGACCGGCTCCGGGAAGGCGATGGAGCAGAGTCCGGGCTGGCCTGGCAACGCTGATGCGCTAGAGAGGCTGGTGCGCGAGCAAGGCTCCCGCCTGACCGCCACAACCATCCGGTCGTGGTTCAGCGGCACCCCGCCCCAGATCCCGAACCTACTCAAGATCGCGCCGATCCTGAAATGCTCGCCCTTGGACCTCTACGCCGCTTGGTTCAATGAACCCCTGTCGAGCAGCGGCCTAGCCCGGATCGCGGACGAGATCAGCGAGCTCCGCGTGGCGTTCCTGCAGCGCGTGCCGCCTAACCCGAACGTCGAGCGAGCGCGGGTCGGGGTCGCCGCGGCCGAGGTCCGGGCTGATCGGGAGAAACGTCGAGCAGCAGGCACCCCGCCACCCCGATCAGTCGACCCTGGCGAATCCGAGGTAGAACGACAAGTGTCCCGAGAGGGCGGGTGAGGGTGACCGGCTGGTGGGTGAGGTACGCCTCATCCAGGGCCGCCAGCACCGCAAGGAACCCGTCACCCGTGAACGCCTCGCGGGCCGGCATCCCGCAGCAGCACCGGCCAGTGGCGAGCGCCACAACGGCCTCATCGCACCATTCCATGGTGTGCGCGGGTCCCCGAAACAGCGCAATCGCCATTGCCATCGCGCGGCCCTCCCCTTTGCCGACGTCATTAGGCTCGCCGTCGGCCTGCGAGCGTTCGACTGCCCGGATACCCGAGCAACCGAGGATGAGGGCTGGGTGCGTCACCTTGGGTGACACGCCCTTCTGGGGGTCTTCGGCGGATAGTACGACGGTACTGAGGGTCAAGGATTATCAATGGGCCTAGAGCTCCTCATCGGCTGGCTCATCCTGGCTACGCTCGTCGGCATCTGGGCCGGACGGCGCGGCCACAACGCCGGGCAATGGGGCTTCATCGCCCTCGTGCTGTCGCCGCTGCTGGCGTGGCTCATCCTCCTGGCAATCGGGCCGGCGGAGGAGGGCGAAGCGACGCCGCCCGCGGACGTCGAGGAGTCGCTCGCCCGGCTCGCCGCGATGGCGGATCAGGGGCTCATCACGGACGAGGAGTACGCCGAGAAGCGGCGGGATGTGCTGGCGCGGATCTAGCTCAGGATGCTCGCCCGGATGCTGTACTTGACCGAGCCTGTCGTCTTACCCGAGTTGTAGTAGGTGCCCGAGACGTACTGCCCGGCGCTCGTCCAGAAGACGTCGCTGCCCGAGCCGTCGTTTGCGATGTCGAGGCCGGTGGAGGAGCACCAGAAGCCGATCCAGTAGTCGCCCGCGGTCAGCCACGCCCCGATGGGCATCGCCACCCACCGCCCTGGCTGCGCGCCCGAGCTCGTCTCCTGGAAGACGGTGCTCGCCACGGCGGCGCGGATGATGAGGTGGTCCGGGACGCCTGAGGCGTCCGTCGTGAGGACCGGGGTGAGCAGGGTCGTCGCGTCGGCGTTGGACCGGATGTAGATGTCGATCGACGTCAGCAGACCATCCGTCGCGAGGGTGACCTTCTTGACGTAGTGGCGGTTGGCCGCCGTGGCCGTCCACGTCCCGCCGATGGTGTTGTAGCCGAGGAACGACTGGGCCAGCCCGCCACTGCCGCCAACGTCGGCCATCGTCGCGAACACGTTGCCTGCGTCCGGGGCAGCGGCTCCGAGCAGGGCGTCGGCGATGTCCTGCCCCGTGGAGGCGGCCAGAATGGTGTCGAGGTCGGAGCTGCCGCCCGTGGGAGTCGCCCAGACGAGGTGGTGGGTCGTCGGGTCGACCGTTAGCACCTGTCCGTCGGAGCCCTTGCCGAGTCGGGCTGGCCCGGTCCCGTCCCGGACGATGATGTCGTCCTGCGTCGTCAGGACGCTCTTGGCGATGAAGTCGGTGTGGGCGGAGCCGGAGTGCGTCCCGTCCACCGTCGGAGAGGCCCACGTTCCGCCCAGCTCGCCGCCGGGTGTCGTCCCGACGACGATCTCCGCCGACAGCCCTGCCTGCGCGGTACCGACGAGGTAGTCGGCAGACGACGGACCGTACTGGGGATGGTCGTCATCGTCCAGCCCACTCAGGGCACCGTGGTCCCCGACCGGCTCGGTGCTGTTGCCGTCGCTGATCGTCGTCGCCACGACGCCCGTGAGGCTGCTGCCCGCCGACCTGAGGAGACCGTTGTCGCCCTCGATGGTCGAGCCGACCTCCGGCGTCACCTCGAGGTTCCGGGCGTCGTCCTCGGCGATGGTGACGGCGACGACCCGCTCGTCGGCCTCGTCGAAGTCCTGCTCACCCGTTCCCGTGTGGAGGGTCACGAGGTCGCCGAGCCAGAACTTGCCGTGCTCCGTCCCCTCAGGACCCGGCAGGTACTTGCCGACGTCCTCGTCGTCATCGTCGGTCGTGATGCGGAAGGCGATGGCGTCCGAGGCGACGAGCTGCCGCTGGAGCTCGGCCAGCCCCAGTGCCTCTAGGGCCGTCTCGTTGTCCGTCTCTCCCCGGATGGACGTCTCGCGCGGGATCCGGGAGGCGGCGTCAGGTAGCTCGGCCTCCGCCACGGCGTCGTTGGTGCCGATGACCTGCGCCCACGTCGCGACCGGCTCCGGCCTGCGCTGGCGTTCCAGTTGGTCGGCGATGTTGACGCCCTTGGCGAAGCGCACGACGCCCGGCCCGAACGACGTTCCGGTCAGGTCTCGGCCGTAGTGGTTGTAGGCGTGGAGCTGGAGGTCGACGCCCATGATGACGTCGAGGACTCCGGTTCCCAGGAGCTTGCCGAGGGTGTCGAGGTACGTCTCGCCCAGCTCCGCGGTGACCCCGATCAGCGCATCGGTCGTCGTCCACGGGTCGCCGTTCGAGTCGGTGGTGTCGGTGAAGTCGACCGTGAGCAAGGGCACCGGATGAGTCGGTCTGGAGGCCGCCACCGCCTCCTGGTACATCCGGTACAGCACCTGTCCCGGCTTGTCGCCATCGCCGATGTCCGTCAGGTTGATGGACGTGTTCAGGGCGTACGAGGGTAGGTATTCCTTCACCCCATCCTGGTGCGGGTGGAAGTAATGCCCGACGTGACTGGGTGAGGACGGGTCCTCGGTCGTCGTGATGTGGACGAGGAAGCGCTTGCTGTTCTCGCTGGGCCACTGGTACGTCCGGCGGGAGTCGAAGTAGGCGCTGAAGCCGGTGGCCGTCGTGAAGTTCACGTAGCCCGTGATGACCCCGCCGGCAATGGTGTAGCGGCGGTACGTGCCGGGTTTGACGATGATCGCGCCCTTGGTCCCCGCCGGTGGTGTCGCCATCGTCGCAGGCCACCAGTCGATGACGAACGATGAGGCGAGCCAGATGGCGCGGGCCAGATACGACAGCCCGCCGTTCCCCGTGATGGAGATGAGTTCGCCGCCGTGCTCCTGGTCGGAGACGAGGACGATCTTCTCGTCCTCCAGGAAGAAGGAGAAGATCGGGTCCGGGTCGATCCGGGGGATGGTGACCTTGACGAGGTTCCCGCCCCGGAGGATGTCGGCCGTGGCGTTCGGCGAGTAGCGGTTGAGCTTGAACGACCCGACGCCCGTGCCGTTGAGCATCGGCTTGATCTGCTTCTCGATGGCGTCGTCGAGGGTCGCGATGAAGACGTCATCGGGGTCATACACCCCGACGTCGATGCCGGGGTCCGGTTCGGAGGCGACACCGGAGTAGGAGACCGCGATGACGGCCCACGGCCACGGCGGCTGGCCGTCATTGATGAACGTCGCCGTCGGCGTGATGACGCCCGGCGTCGTCGTGTAGCAAATCAGCGTCTCGGGGTGACCATCAAAGACCTTCTGGTCGACGATCTTGGTCCAGCCCGCGCCGGGCGTGAAGGCGTTGAAGTAACCGCCGCCCGCATCGAACCCGCCACCGGACCCGATGCCGATGACCATGATGCCGATGCCGTTCGTGGGCACGGTGATGTCAGGCCCGACCGGGACAGCTTGGCTCGTGGGACCGGAACCGGTCGCGCTCGACGAGTCGAAGGCGGTCGGCATCCCGTCGAGCCCATCCACCTCCAGCCACGCTACGAGGTTGTCGCCGTTGAAGCCGCTCAGGGTCGTCGCTTCGCCACTGGCGATCTTGGCCGCGACAGCAACCTTGTCCGTCACCGAATCCGCGACATCCCCCTCGGGGCTGGCCGTGTAGGTTCCCGGCGCTCCGCCTGTACCCGCTCGACCGGAGTACGCGACGATCAGGCCGATCCCGTCAGCCGGTGCAGGCGAGAGGGTCCGGGTGCTCAACCCCACCGATGAGCGGAGGATGGTCGCCATCAGCTACCCGTCACGACCGCCCAGTCGTCATAGCCTTCGAGCTCGATGTTCAGTCCGACGTACTCGCCCTCGACAGAGCGGAGCTGGACGATGTTCATCGGCCGGGCGCTGATCGTCAGGATGTCCCCGTCCTCCAGCGTCGCCACGAGATCGGCTCTCGCCCGGTTGGAGGCGAACAGGGACCGGACCGCTCGGACGTTGGTCCGCCAGTCGGAGCGCATCGCCGAGAGGTCCGTCAGGGACGGGTCCGCCATGACGGCACCTTCGAGGACGATGGGCAGGACGTCGTTGACGCGGTTGCCCTCGACCCGACCTGCAAGAGCCGGGACCACGGTGTCCACGCCCCGGACCGTGGGCGTCTCGATGAGCCCCGACACGACCCAGAAGTAGATCGTGAAGTCGGCGAGCTGGATGTCCGCACCGTCGTACGTGAGCCCGACCACGGCGTAGGGGTTGCTCATGGCTTGTCCGTGTCGTCAAACACGCCGGCTCGGGCGAACCGGCCCAGCGTCCGGGCGACGTCGAACGGATCCTTGGCCTTGAGCAGGCCCTCGACGTTGACGTGGATGTCGGTCTTCCTCGTGACCGGAGCGAGGCGGGCCGGGTCGAGGGACGCCGCCATCGGGACCGACATCGAGGAGAGGGTCGGAGCGGCGAAGGCGGGCGTGAGGGGCGCCGTGAACGAGGGGACGCCGGCCGCGGCGAAGGCTCGGCTGACGGCGCGCATCTTCGCGATCTGACTCTCGATGCCCCTTGCCAGGGAAGAGCCGAACCGTTCGCCCCAGCCCTCCGGCCCGCCGCGCTCCGACCACGGGCCTTCCTTGGCGGGGGAGCTGATGGCGAGCTGGTCGCGGGCGATTGCCGCAAGGCCCTGCGCCGCCAACCGCAGCATCCGCGCGCGGGAGTTCATGCCCGCGATCAGGCTCGTGACGAGGTTCCGGCCATACGTCGCGCCGGCGGAGGGCAGGGCCGCGATCGGCTGCGTCGCGGCGGTGTAGATGGACCTCGCCGCCGCTCGGATCTCCGGGTCCTTGGACTTCATCGCCTTGCGCAGCTCGTCCATCCCGGCCTTGCCGATGTTCTTGGCGTTCGCCCCGAGCTGGTTGAGCCGGTCGATGATCGTCTGGCGGGTGACCTGCGCCTGAGCCCGCAGCTCCGGGTCCTTGGACTTCAGGCCCTTGGCGAGCTCCTTGGAGGCGAGCTGGCCGATGAGGTTCGCCCGCTCCTTGGTCGGCGTCAGCTCGTTCTTGAGCCCGTCAACGAGGGCCTGCCACGCCTGGTCGACGGTGGAGCGGGCCGTCGAGACGCGCTCAACGATGCCGGCTGCTGCCGCCGCGGCCATGCGCCGGCCGTATGCCTTCGCGGTGTCGGACTGAGCCGCGAGGTCCGAGCCGAAGACCTTGGTGATGATGAGCGCGGGTGCGGTCGGCTTCCACGCCTTGGCCGCGTTGACCATCGCGTCGCCGTACTTCTCAGCCGTCTGGGCGATGTCCGCGTGCCCGGCCTCGATACCTGTCTTGACCCCATCGGTGAACGACTCGCCGAGCGCCTCTCCGGCGTTGCCCGCTGCCTGGAGCGGCTGGCCGGACCGGATGCGGTCGAAGGCGTCCGCGGCCTGCTTGTTGATGTCCTTGCCGGTGATGTCCGGCAGGCTCGCCTGGATCTTCGGGATGAGGACGAACGGGATGACCAGCGGCGCCACGGCGAATGACGCCGCGACGACGGCTGCGATCTTGCTGCCGAGCCCGGTCACGGCGGAAGAGGCGAGGAACCGGGTCGCGAACTTCCCGGCGCTTGTTTCGCCGAGCCGCTCAAACAGCGGGTCGAGGAAGTTCTGGAGGGCGCTGACGAACCGATCCTTGACGGTCAGGCCCTTGATGAGCGCCGTCTGGAGGCGGAGGCCGAGCGTCTCCGCCCGCGTGCCCAGCTCCGCGGCGGCAAACGCCCGCCCGATGGCCGGGATGACGTTGGCCGTCAGCCCGCCGAGGACTGCGCCGAACGCCTTGGCGAGCAGCCCGCCCTTGCCGAAGGCACCGCCGAGCTGGTTGATGGCGAACACCGCCGGGCCGACCGAGTTGACGAACGGCCCGCCCACGTCCTGGATGAACGTCTGGATCGTGGCGACGAGCCGCTTGCCCTGCTCGCTGGCCGACTTCGACTTCTCGGTGTACTGGCTGAGGGCCACGCCGCCCTTGTCCGCGCCCTCCTGGACGCGCCCCAGCTCCGTTGCCATCGCCGCTGCGTTGTCGCCGGTCACGGAGAAGGCGAGGGTCAGCGCCTCCGACGAGCCGAGGGCCTTGGCGAACTCCTCGTTGTTGCCCTTGGTCGCCTTGCGCAGCTCTTCCAGCGCGACCGCCAGTCCCTTGTCCGCGGCGAGCTTGGCGAAGTTGATGCCGGTCCGCTCCTGGATCGTGTTGAGGGTCGCGTTCGGCGTGAGCAGGGCCGAGATGGCGTTCTTGATCCGGGTCATCGCCTGCGCGGCGGTGTCGCCCTTCAGGGTCATGATCGAGGTGGCGGCTGCGACCTCTTCCAGGGAGATGCCCGCGGACGCCGCGATGGGTGCGACCTGCGAGATGCCACCAGCGAGCGCCGCGACGGTCGTCTTCCCGTCGGCCACGGCCTGCGCAAAGATGTCCGTCACCCGCGCGGACTTGTCGGCCGACAGCCCGTACGCCCCGAGGGCCGAGGTCACGAGGTCCACCGACTCGGACGTCGTTCCCAGCGCGCCGGTCGCAAGCACTGCCGAGTCCCGCAGAACGTTGATTGCCTTGTCCGCCGGCACCCCTGCCGACACGAGGTCGTAGAAGCCCTGCGTCAGGTCGTCGGTCGTCTTCCCGCTGTCCCGCGAGAGCTGCTGGATGTCGTCGCCGATCTTCGCGAGTTGGTCATCGCTGACCTTGGCGACGGTGTTGATGGTGCGGAGCTGGTCCTCGAACTTGACGCCGGACTCCACGGCGGCCGTGAAGAACCCGCCGAGGGCGGCACCGCCGAGCGTCTGCTTCAGGCCGGACGAGAACCGCGAACCCAGCGCCTGGCCGTGCTTGTCGCCGGCCTTCTTGACGTCGACCTCGAGCTGCGAGTCATCAAGCAGGGCCTTGAAAAAGACGTCGGCGATACTCGCCATCAGGCGTAGACTCCGGGCATGGTGATGACCAAGCCCACCCGCAAGGACGCGGAAGAGATGATCGGCCGGGCACTCCGCAACGAGACGGCCTGGAAGGCGGCGAGCATCCTGTTCGAGCGCCTCCGGGCCGACCCGTCATATGCGACTCTCGACGTCGCGCTCCGCGAGTCGATCGAGCGGTTCCTGGCGCAACACCCGGCCCCGTAGGTCACGCCCGCACCACGTTTCCGGGGAACATCTGGGCGATCTGCATCACGGCCTGCTCCAGATCGGCAGGCTTGATCGCCCGCGAGGTGCGCGCGTCGATATCCCGCCGCCAACGGCGATAGGCCGCCGGGTCGTAGGCGAAGAGGAGTCCGACGCGGGCAGCCTCGACCGACGACTCGAACTCGTGGCGCGTGCGCTCACGGATCCGGTCGGAGGCAGAGTCGAGATACCGAACGAGCTGCTCATCGCTCAGTCGGGTTTCGACCTCTTCCGGCGACCAGCCGTAGGCGGAGGCGGCGAACTCGTAGGCGGCGAAGGCGTCGTGAGGCTCGTCACCCGCTCGACCGTCATGGCGACTAAAGGGTTGGCGGCACGCCACACCTCGCGCACGGCATTGAGGACGTCGACCGAGGCGTCCGGCTCCAGCTCCTCGATGGCCTCGCGGGTCGGCAGGACCCCCGACTCGTCGTACGACAGGAGCATCGTGAGCAGGGCGTCCGTCTGGCCCGCCAACATCCCGAGGATGGCGGCGTAGTCGTCACCCGCCGCGTCCAGCCCGTTGATGAGCCCGGCGATCTCCGCGTCGAGCTGCTGCTTCCACTCCCGGTTGGCCCGGATGGACCGGACCGGGAGGGCGTATTCCTGGCCTCCGAGCGTGACCCGAACGACCCGGCTGAGGATGTCCCCAGCCGGGCGCTCGGCGAAGACGTCGATCACGAAGCGACGTCGAGGATGCGGATCCGCCAGGGCGAGGTCGTCGGACTCGACGCGTTGCGCCGGCCTTCCAGCCGGTAGCGAGGCGCGAACAGACCCGCGTCCTGGAGGTTGCCCTCGAACGGGTTGGTGTTGATCGCGTCGTCGACCTCGAACTGGAACTGGCCGCCGTTGAGGCGGTCGATGTCCAGCTCCCAGTCGGCGTATGACGCATCGGGGATACGCCGCGACGTGGCGTCGGAGACGAGCACCTGGCCGGGCGTCGAGGTGTCGACCGCGGCGCCGGGGATGCCTGCCGAGATGACGCCGGAGCCGACCTCTGGGATGGACGCTTCGATGCGCCCGACCGACCGCGTGATGTAGTCGGTGCCCTTCAGGTCGCCCATGAGGCCGTTGAGCGGCGGGACGAACATCGTCCGCTCGACCGCGAAGAGGTTGTCCCCGGTCGACGCCCCGAAGTAGGCGTGGTTCCGAAGGACGATGCCGGCGCCGATCACCAGGTTGACCGGCGTGTCGGCGGTGATGCCAGTGCCCGTGGGCATGGGTTCCTCCTACTTGTACTCGCGGCCAGCCCGGCGCTTGCCGGAGTACCAGCCGAGGATCAGGTCGCGCCGGCGTGGTGCCTGGCCGCCCGTGGACAGACCGGCCAGCCGGTCGCGTGTGATGTCGCGGACACAGGCCGCGCCGCAGTCCTCGCACATCTCCACCCGGAGATCGCGGACCACCCCATCGAGCCCGACGTGCCTGCCCTCGCGGAGGACGGCGAAGCGGTGCTCGTTCAGGGCCTCGCAGGCGACCCGTGCCCCCCGTGGCGCGATGTCGTTGCGCGTCCAGACGGGGGACAGGTTCGCGAGCAGGCGGTCGAGCGACCGCTGGAGCTTCTGCTCCGGGCGCGTGTCGACCACCAGCGCTCGGCGGCCTTCGATCGTTTCGACCCGTGGGCCGACCATCTGACTCCTTCCCGGCGTACCGGGTGTGTTCTATGCGGCGGCCGTGGCCGCCATGACCGTGATGACTCCGGACTCGTACGGCTGCTGGGTCGCCGGATCGGTACCGGACGCCCAATCGCCGTCGTCGATGGACTGGTAGAGCCACACGGAGCCGACCTTGCGGCCGCCGCGGGCGTTGAGGAAGTCGCTGACCTCGCCAGCCAGATTGGCGGCATCCTCAGCCGTCACGCCATAGGCCCGGATGCCGATTCGGGCGTCCATCGCCGGCACTCTGCCGAGCCGCCCGATACCGAGACGAGAGAGGACGACGAACCGCTTGTAGCTGCCGGCGGCTAGGGCGTCACCCTCGTAGCCGGTGGACTGCCCGGCCGGTTCCTTGCCGCGGACCCGCTTCCCGGCGATGTTCGCGGTCCGCATCTCCGTCACGAGGGCGCCGATCGGGTCCTTCATGGCACCCGCCTCAGATGCCCTTGGATCTCGGGTCGGAGGTAGCCGTGGGCGTTCGGCAGCTCCGCGAGCATGGCGGGCGTCAGGACCGGACGCGCCGGTTGATGGATCGTCCCCTCCTCGTAGAACCGCATGGGGAACGGATAGCCGACGACGATGGTCACGCCTTCTTTGGTGCGGACCGAACGAGGTTTCGAGGCTCCACCCGCGACCTTCCGACCGTCCGACCACACCCCGTAGTCGCCCTCGACCACGAGCCCCTCGCCGTAGGGCGGGGCGTCCGGCACGTTCGGCTGGGCCGTCGCGAGGACGGCCAAGGCGAGCCGCTCCATCCCCGCCACCTCGCCCTCGCGGATGGCCGTCAGTGCCTTGCGGTTGACAACGACGCGGGTGCTCACCTTGCCCGGCATCAGGCGGCCACCTTGACCCGCTCGCCAACGTGCCGTCGGATCGCGTCTGCTGCCCGCTGCGCCGCTCCGTGGCGCGGCTGGTACACGAGGCCGAGGACCCGCTCGCGCTCCTCAGCGACGGCCTGTTGGTCCGTCAGGGCCGTCTCGATGGCGTCCCCGAGATGCCGGGCCTCGTCCACCTGGATGCCGACCGTGGCCCAGTCCCAGAAGCGGCCACCATGCGAGACGTTGCGTCGGTATTGGGGCGCGTTCAGCACCACCACCGGCCGTCCCGTCGAGGCGAACTCAAACAGCGTCGACGAGTTGTCGCAGGCGTAGACGTCGGCTCGCTGCAGCACGTCGTCGAACTCCGGGACGAACTCGATCCCGGCCCGACGGAAGTAGCGCTCGACGCGCTGCGGCCAATCCGCCTTGGGATGCGCGTGGCCGATGACGTGGAACCGCTTCGCGAGGTCCCCGAGGACCGGCAGGTAGTGCCCAATCGCGGAGCCGGACTCCGGGGCGACGAACGCCGGCCAGTGGAACGAGAGCGCGACCGTCGTCAGCCCGTCGGGGACGCGCGACGGCAGGTCGTCGAGCCGAGGACACCCGACGACCTGCACCGCCGCGTCGGGATAGGCCGTGCGCCAGAGCGCCGCGCTGTAGTCGTTCGGCACCAAGAAGAGCGCCACGTCCTCGCGGTCCGCCCCGCCCGAGTAGGACGGGTGCCGAATCCCGCCAGCCCCGAGATACGCCTGACCGCAGCCGTGCTCCATGAAGACGAATCTGCGGTAGCCGAGGCGGCGGCCGATCTTCATGTCCCCGATGGAGGTGACGAACGCCAGCGGCCCATCGCCCGGCTTCGCCTTCGGCGGCGAGCTGCTGCGCTGGATGGCGGCGATGTCCAAGGGCTCGGCGGGGATGCCCTTCGCTTGGGCGCGGTCCATGAGTCGCTCGCCCACGAGGAACCGGCCACCGACCTCCCGCCAGACAGGCGCGGCATGATCGAGGAACTGCGGCTCGCCCGCGAGGAAGTCCATCAGGGGCGCCAGCGCTTGGAGCGGTAGCGGGGGTCGGTGGTCATCCGCCGCTCACCATCAGGGGCTTCGGGACGCCTGCCGAAGGGGCACCGTCGGTATAGAGCTGACCGGCGATGAGCGGGTCGGCCGTCGGGAGACCCGACAGCGAGATCGTGTCGTTCTCGGCATCGACGAGAACGACACCATCTCCATTTACGTCATTGACCCGCAGCCCGTCCGATCGGATCGACACGATGATCCGATTGGCGTCTGTCGACCAGAAGTCGAAGGAGATCGGGCCACCGACGGAGCCGTCTTGGAAGTGAAAGTCAGACTGACCGTCGCTGTTGATCTCCAGGACGGGGAGACCATAGACCTCCTCGGCAGCGCGCACCGTTAGTAGCGGGTCCCCGTCGTCAGGCGTCGCCAGACTGCTGACGCCGAGGCTGCCCTTGGCGTCGACCACAAGCGACTCTGGCTGGAACGGCACGACCGTGAAGTCGAACTGACCGACGATGCCGAGGTAGCGCCATGTCACCGGGGGTGCATCGTTCGTGATGCCGAGAGGGGCGAGGTTCACGGTGAAGTCGGTGAAGCCGGACGCCGATGCGTGGGTCATTCCTGCGGCGGCGACCTCGAAGACGCGCAGCTCGTCTTGGATGGTTTCGGCGATCCGATAGCCCTCAGAGACGGCGGTGTTCTGCTGCCAGACGTTGCCGGGGTCCTCCAGCACCGTGACACCCCCTGAGCCGCCGCCGGTGGACGGGTCCTGAACCGCGGTGAACGTGACGCCCGACGAGTGAGCGGCGGCGGTGGTCCCGCCCACACCACGATCCACGACCGTACCCGTGGCCTCGATCTGACCGCCGCCACGACTGGTTCGTGCCGTCACCCGGTCGAGGCCGACGCGGATCAGCTCCGAATCCAGCGTGTAGAAGCCCGCCGAGACATCGGTCTGCGGGATGTACGCCTGCGTCGCATCCATGTTCCCAGCCAGCGTCGTCACGTCACCCTCCTAGTAGGCGGAGCCGGCGCGGACAGCGCCGATATGGCTGATCCAGGGTTGGCCGTCGCCCCAGAAGGCGAACTTGGCGGAGGGGTCGCGGAGGAGGAGGTCGCCGAACACCCGCTCGGACGACTCGCGGGCGGGCCAGTCGTGCGACGTGACGGAGCGGTGGAAGAGGCTCGGGTTCATCGTCCAGAACAGGCGATGCTCCAGCCGCCCGTGGCCGTTCGTGATGTCCTTCGGGGTGAACTCGTCCGAGGGCCAGCCGAGGATGCCGGCGGCCCTCTCCCGTTCGTAGAAGGCCGCGCGGAGGAGGGCGATCTGGCGGAGGCCGGGATCCGCCTGGAGTGCCTCGATCATCGGCGCGAGGTCCACGTCCCGCTCGTATAGGAAGTCGTCTTCGACAGCGAAGACGTACTCGCCTTTGGCCCGACCCTTGATGTAGCGCCAGAGCTGCTGCGCGGACGCCACATAGCCGACGTGTCGCTCGGGACCGACCACGTAGAAGCCGTGCGGCGTGGCGATGGCGTCGAGCTCGACCCGGAACTCGGGTCCCCAATCGGAGTAGACGACCCGCTGGACGATGGGACCCGTGACGTGCTCGGCGAGAGAGGCGATGGAGCGGCGGAGGTACTCGCTGCGCTCACGCCAGGTCTCCGGCTCGCCGCCCGTTCGCAGGATCAGGGTGACGGTGGGTTCGGGGCCGGCCTTGTGGGCCTTCGCCCCTTCGCGCAGCTCCTCGAGCGTCGGCCACCAGTCGGACCAATCTGGCAGGCCGTGACGTTGGGCGGCCGCGTTGTACTTGGCGTCGTCGAGCTTGAGGTTCGCGATGTCGCGCTCCATCTCCGCGGCATCGGTCGGGGTATGCCGGTCGGTCAGCCCGTGGTCCCGGCGGACGGCGACCATATAGCGGCGACCGAGACGGGCGTTTGTCACGTACTCCGGGGACGCGGTGATGCGGCCCTCTCCCTTGACGATCCGCTCCTCGGACCGCGGGTGCCAGAGATGGATCACGTCCCCCTCCACCCGCTCGTGGCCGTAGAGCCCGACGACGATCGACTGGAAGGCCATGTCCTCGAAGCCCCAGCCGAGGAACCGCTCGTCGAAGCCGCCGAGGTCATCCCAGATCGGCCGGGGGATGACGATGCAGCAGCTCCAAGAGATCGGGTTCGTCCGCTCGACCCAGAGATCCAGCTCGTCCCGGCTCGGCTCCGGGCCGAGATCCCGCTGGTCCGCGGCCAGTCGGACGCTCATGTCCTCGCGGATCCCGCGCCAGCGGCGGTGCGCCCACGTCACCTTGCCGGTCGTCTGGGCTCGCTCGATCGCAGCGCGGACCTGCGACACGGCGAGCAGGACGTCGGAGTCGATGACGATGCCGAGATCCCAATCACCGGCGGCCTTCGCCGCGAGGTTGATGGCCGCGCTGCGGTTGAACGGACCCTCGGTGTGGTGGCCCTCGTAGATCGGGATGTCCGGGAAGTACGTCTCCCAGCGCGCCCGGCAGTAGGCCCAGAGGGCATCCCGTGGGCCGTTGTCCTTCCGCCGTGGGACGAGGAAGACGGTCCTCACGCCGCGGCCTCGTCGAAACGACGTAGGTCCGCCGCGAGTCCGCCGCCGTCACGCCATAGCTCGTAGGCCGTCCGGTCGCGGTCGGTGATGTCCTGGTTGTTCGCCCGCTCGTAACCCTCGTCCCATTCGGCCTTGCCGGCGAGCGGATGGAGGTGCTCGATCACCACCTCCGGCAGGTAGCGCAGGACGCCCAGCCCGAGCCCGATGTCCTTCCATGCGTTGTCGGGGAAGAGGTGCTCGACGACCGGCAGGGCGTACCAGCCGAGCCGCTTGGGGATGTCGGCCCGGATGAACGGCGACGTGACGAGCGCCTCGCCCTGGAACAGGTCGTTGCCGTAGGCGATGCCCGCCCCAGCCTGCGCGACGATCCGGTCCCACGAGTGGGTGCGGAACACCATGTCGTCGTTGACGGTGCCGATGACGTCGGCTTGGTCGGCGAACCTTCGCCACGAGCCGTTGAGAGCCTTGACGAGATCGCCCGTCTCGTTCTCCCAGAGCGTCGCGATCATCACCGGCTCGTAGCCGTACGCCCGCGAGGGAGCGATGCGCTGGTAGTCGCCCCTCGTGGGGTCGTCGTGGTCGACCGCGATGACCAGCCGTGTCTTCGGGTAGATCGCCGTGGCGCAGAACGACTCCGCCATCCGGGCCGCCTGCTCCGGCCGACCTCGCGAGGGGCAGAGGACGAGGATCACGAGCCCGTCACCGTCGGCCCTTCCGCCGAGCCAACCAGCTTCGCGTCGACCTCGAGATGTGGAACCGTGCCGAACTCGAAGGACCGGACGCCGACGATCTCGAACCGCCGGCCCGTCGCCGGTTCGTCGCGGATGTAGGCCGCGCCGGAGACGTGCATCGACGGCAGGAAGATCGTGAAGTCCCCAGTCTCCGCCCCGCCCTGGCTCGTCAGGGCGATCTCGCGGGCCGACTTCGGCTGGACCATCCCCCGGACCTGCGTGACGGTGGGAGCGCCAGCGACCGGCTGACCGTAGCCGTCCACGTTGTCGGGATCCGGCGTCTCCGGCGTGACAATCGCGAGCGGGTGGACCATCAGCGAGGCGTAGCTCATATCCACGGCTCCGCCCGGTTGATGACCGGATCGTTGACCGCGACGCGACGCGACTGGATCGTGATGTTCGGGTCGTGCTTGGGCAAGAGCGACGAGACGATGGCGGCCTTCTGGGCGGCCGGCGAGACGGGACCCGTACCCTTCGAGTAGGAGTAAGCCCCGATCGTCTCGGACTCGTAGGGGGTGACGGGCTGGACAGCCAGCGCCAGGAGGTCGAAGAGCGCCTTGCGAACCACGTCCTCGTCGTTCGGGGTGTAGGTCGCCTCGACATACGGCCCGCTCCACCACTGGCTCGCGGCGGAGTAGGTGTGATGGACGGCGGAGCCGCGGTCGACCAGCCGGTAATGGTCCGTGTCGACCGAGACTCCGCCATCGGTGAGCGTCACGGCATCGGTGTAGCGGGCAAGCCCGAGCTTGCCGTGCGTCCAGCCGATGCCGACATAGAACGTCTGGGTCCGTGATCCCGTGAGGAGGCCGATGCGCTGGGCCAGCCACGCCTCCTGCTCGTCGATGATGTCCTGTGCGACAAGATCGTCAGCAGGCAGCGCGATGCCCCGCGCTCGGGCCTCGCTCACAAGGATCAGGGACACGGCTTACGAGCCGCTGTTGACGAGGACCGCGAACGGGAAGCGCGTCGCCTCCGCCACGCCCTCGGCATTGATCGGGTTCGCCACTGCGAACGCGAAGCGCCCGGTGCAGCGGATCGCGATCGCGTCCTGCTGCATCAGGTTCAGGACGACGTTCCCGGAGTCGTCCGAGATGACGCCCTCGGTGAACACCTGGAAGTCGAAGTCCCGCCGAACACCGAGGATCGCGGCGGTCCGATCGCCCGCGATCAGCTCGTAGTTGTTGACCCACGGACCCGATGCGACGAACTCCAGCGTCTCACCGTACAGCGTCGCCGGGTTGCCCTGGGCGATCGGCTGATAGATGGGGTTGCCGTTGTCGTCGCGGAGGTTCCGCAGCCGCGCCCGGATCTTCCGGCGGGCATAGAACACGTTGACGTCGAAGCCGTCCTCTTCGACCTTCGCCATCGTGTCGGAGACGTCTCCGGCGAAGTCGTCGTGGGGAGCGGCTGAGGTGCCCTCAATGACGTAGTTGCCGGCGTCGAACGCCTGCCGCGAGATCCCCTTCTGGTAGGTCTCGGGCCAGGGGTTGTCGACGTTCATCAGGGTGGCGGCGTCGAGCTTCGCGCCGAACGCCTCGATGAGCCGCGGGACGGCCTCGCCGGCGATGTCGAAGTCCGAGTCGTCGACCACGTTGATCGGGACCGGCACGATGACCGCGAGCTCCCGGACGTCCAGGTACTTGTTGGCCCACTCGATCGCCGACGTCTGCTTGAGCCCGGTGTCACCCGAGACCCAGTAGGCGATCGGCAGGGCCGACAGGACCGGCATCCGCTGCTGGCTCTTGGTCATGTTGACCCGGCGGAACGTCGAGAGGGCCGCGGATGCCGCCGGAAGCCCCTGGACGATCGCCGTTGCGACCTCTTCGCGGCTCAGCGGGCCGGCATCGGTCCGGTCCGTGAGCGAGTTGTACGTTGTCACTGGTGTCTCCCGCGGAGTGGGGAGGCCGCCTTCGGTGCCCTGTCGTAACTCCGCATTCCGTCAGGGCGACGGTTGATCGTTCGTTAGGCGCGACCCGCTTCCTTGCGGATCCACGAGTTCAGATCGGGACCACCAGCCGCGGGCGTACCGCGCGGACCGAGCCCGGAGTCACCGGGGCGGGGAGTTGCCTTGGGCGTGAAGAGATCGGGTCGCGCTCGCTTGAACGCTTCGACCGCCGCATCGAGCCCTGTCACCTCGCCGTCGTCGGAGACCTTCAACGCCGCGAACTCGTCGGCCTTGGCTGCCAGGTCGAGGACCGAGGCGTTGATGCCGGCGCCCGTGAGCGCGGACCGAACCTCTGCCCGTCGGATCTGGGCCGTCCACTTCTCGGTCGCCTCGGCAGAGCCGGCCTTCTTGGCTTCGGCTACGGCCTTCTCGGCTTCCGTGAGGTGCTTGGCCTGGAGCTCGTCACGCTCCCTCTCAGCCTTGGAGGCACGATCCTCGGCTTCGCGCCGCGTGCGTCGTTCCTCTGCGAGGGCTCGCTTGCCAGCGTCGCCGAGCTGCAGATCGTCGTCTGTCGCAGATGACGGAGCGGCCGGAGGCGAGGAGGCTGCCGGACTTGCCGGCGTCTGGGGAGGCGTCGCGCCTCCCGCGGCGGGCATCGCGCCCGCGGATGCGGTTTCGGTCATCGTAATCCCTTTCCTCCAGTTGTCCAGAGCGATTTTCGGACTAGTTCACCCTCTTCAGCGGCGTGACCTGCCCAACAATGCGGATGATGGCGAACTCCGAGAGGTCCAAGTCGTCGAACGTCCCGTCCCGGTACGGCCCGTCGAGCGGGTCCTGGATGTAGCGCTCGATGTGGTCGACGTGGCCCAGCTCCGAGAGGGCGTCGAAGAGGTCGATACGGAGCTTGGCCTTGCGACCGGGCACCTTCAGCTCGGCCCGTGGGACCACGACGTCGGCGTGGGCTCTCACGTCATGCCGCCAGCAACTCGATCAGGAGCAGCTCGGCGTCGTCCGAGTTCGTGTCGTCCGGCGACAGGACGATGCCCTCGCCCACCGCTGACTGCGCGGTCTGCACCGAAAGTCCGGCACCGACGAGCCGCAGCAGGCCGCGTCCCGCTGCTGTCGCTGGTTCCTGCCACGGCTCGCCCGAGCCCGTGATGGCCGGGATCGGAACCACCGGCTCGGCTGGCGGCGTGACCAAGCCACGGGCGATCGACACCTGTGCTGACTGCGAGGCTGCGCCGGCGGCCTGGAACGCTGCCCGGCGCGTGACCTGTGGCGTGACCGCGATGCCACCGTGCTTCCGCCAGCGACCGTAGCCCAGCGCCGTCTGTGCGCCCTGCGACGGCGAGCCGGTCCCCGTGATGGCGTTGGAGCCCGTCGCCCCGGTTCCTGCGGCCGTCTGTGGCTGCTGCGACGCTCCTGCCGACCCAATGAAGCGGAGCGAACCCTCGGCGACTGCTGTCTGTCCAGCCTGCGACTCCGAGGACGAGCCAACGAACCGCAGCAGCCCCGACGCTACCGCCGCCTGCGAACCCTGCGTCGTCGTGCCGGATGCTGAGAACTCCTCCTCGCCCGCCCCGGCCTCGTTCTGCGCCTGCTGACTTGTCGTGCCAGTGGCGATGAAGCGGAGCAGGGCCGAGCCGGCTGCCGACTGGCTCGTCTGACTCTCGGAACCTGTCGCGCGGAACCGCTCGGCTCCCGCTCCGCTCGCTGATTGGGATGCCTGGGATTGGGTATCGACTGCGATGAACCGCAGAAGCGCCGCGGCCGAAGCCGTCTGAGCCTGCTGGGACTGGGCACTCGTCGCCCGGAAGGCTTCGCGGCCTGTCCCCGATGCCGTCTGTGGCTGCTGGCTCGGGGCTGCGGTCCCGATGAACCGCTCCAGCGCTGTCGCGGCCGAGGTCTGAGACTGCTGCGACTCGGCCGAAGACGCCCGGAACCGTTCGAGGCCCGATGCTGCAGTCGTCTGCGGGGATTGGGCGGCGGCTCCGCTGGCGATGAAGCGAAGGCGGCCAGAACCTGCAGCCGTCTGGGACGCTTGGCTCTGGCCCGAGGTCGCGATGAACCGCTCTGTCCCAACGCCCGTCGTCGTCTGGGCCGCTTGTGACGGAGACCCCGTTCCGGCGAACGCCGGGACTTGGAAGACCGAGTGCTGAAAGACGTCGGGCTGGAAGACCGGCATCGAACGTCAGTTGATGAGGTAGCACGAGAGTCCGTTCACCGTCCACGCGGCCGAGGCACCGGTCGTGACCGTCAGGCCCACGTACTGACCGGCGAGAGCGGTGTTGTCGAACGTCGACGAGGCACCGGAGCCGCCGCCGCCGAAGCCAGGGCCGCCGCCTGACCCTCCAGATCCTGCGATGACACCCGTCGCGGAGACGCTGCGGACCATGAGAACTGCCGTCAAGATGCCGTCGGAGGCAACCGCGGTCTGGGCCTGGGTCGAGGTGAGCGCAAGGCGCGACGTGTCACCGATAGCCCCTGCTGCGCCGATGCGGAACGTCCAGATCGGCGCAGCGGTGCCGGCGCCCGTTTTCACGACGGAGATGTGCCAGACGTACGTTTGACCCGCCTCCATCCCGAACGACGGGATGAGGATGTTGGAGTTGGTCAGGTAGACCTCAGTCGTCGCGAGGGCGCCTTGCGCTGCCGTGGCGACGTTCCGGGAGAGGAGCCCGCGCCGAATCCCGCCGTCGTCGGTCTGGACGATCTTCTTGGTAGTCGCGTCAACCCAGATGACGGACTTGCCCGCAGCAGGAGTGGAGGGGGCGGTCTGGTTGTCGATCAGGATGTCGGCGGCGCCCGCGATAGGCTGGATTGGCCGGCCGTCAGGACGAACAAGCATCAGAGTCCTCTCCCAGCCAGGATCAGGCGCCCAACCGGCGCGAGGTCGAACACGTAGAGCTCGCCCGTCCCGAACAGCCGGAGGCGCGACGTGCCGAGCAGGCCCGTCCGCTTGTACTGGAGCATCCAGTTGTCGTTCACGACGTCCTGCGATCCGGCGTTGAACGAGCCCCGGATGCCGTCGGTGGCCTCGAGCAAGCGCAGCCGGGCTACGTCGATGACCGTCAGCCGCTGGTCAGCGGCAAGGCTGAACCGCTCCTGCTGGAGCATGACCTCACCGCCGGATAGGGACGTGCTGTGACCCGCGTTCCACTCGTCCGAGCCGACCTCAGACACGCCGTCATCGGCGGTGACGACGGTCTTGGCGTGGACAGTGCTCACGACTTCGGCACCGTATGGGTGAACGACGTGATGTCGACCTGCGCGCCCGACTGGATCGCGGTCGAGTTCAGGTTCAGGTCCGCGCCGGAGGTACCGACAGAGCCGTCCATGACGACCGACGTCCCGTCGCTCTTCAGCGCCCGGTAGAAGGTCGCCGTGCCGGTGGCGTCGGCCGAGGTATCCGAGGTGATCGTCGACCAGGTGATGACACCGTTGGAGGCGGCACCCGACGCCGGGTTGGCGAACCGCAACTCGGCGAGCAGGGTGTTGCCCGAGAGCGCGGTGTCAGCCGTCGCTGGCTGCGTCCCCGAGTAGATACGGATGTAGCCGTTGTCGAGGAGGTCCGACAGGGCATCGGCCTCCGCGCTGACCGCGGCGTTGCTCATGTGGAGCGCGCTTGCCATCTATTCCTCCACGATCGAGTCGATCTGGTTGTTCGCATTGCGGAGGACGCGCTTCACTCGCGGCCGCTCCTCCAAGGCCGCGAGCCGGCTGGACACCTCAGCCAGCGGGTCAGGGTTCGTGGCCGGGATCTGCTGTGCGTCCTTGACCGTGATCGGCAACAGGCCGAGGTGCTTCACGGGATCGAGGCCAACCGTGGAGAGGGCAGCCTGCGGGTCGAAGCCGGCGCGGATGAGAGCCGTGGCCGCCTCGATCCGCTGGGGTGTCGGAGCGGTACGCAGCGCCTGGATGCGCTCGATCTGCGTCGACGAGTAGCCGAGCTCGCCGAGGGCGAAGTCGTCCGGCAGGAGCCCGGCTTGGTACTGCTTGAGGATCGAGTCTGTCCGGGCGCCCTCGTTCCGCGTCTCGGCGTCGCGCCACATCGTCTCGGCATCGACGTTCTTGGCCTTCGCCGTCTGCCCCGCGGCGAGGAGGGCGACGCGCATCGTCTCCTCCCAGCCCTCACCGAAGTGGATCTCCTGCGCCTCGACCTTCTTGACGAGCGGCGCCTCGGAGGACTTCAGCGACTCCCCGGACGGCGGAACGCTGGTCGGCGAACCCAAGAGGTAGTGGTACGGCGTCCGGCTGTTCGACGCCATCTGGCCGACCTCTTCCTCGATCATCTTCACGTACGGATCGAGCGAGGCGGCAGGGAACTGGCCGAACTCGACGGGCGGGATGTTGCCGCCGTACTGAGCGTACGTCTCGGGGTCGGGGCGGATCGTGGCCCAGAGGGTGTCGCGGCCCGTCTTGAACGGCTGCTTGACCTGGCCGGTGTCGGGGTCCACCTCGAGGTCGAGGTTCTTGGCCCAGCGCTGGGGCAGGGCAGCGACGTCCGAGCCGATCAGCGCCGCGTAGCGCAGGAAGTTGATGGCGAGCTGGTTGCCCATGACCGGCTCGATCTCCGAGCGCCCTGTCCCATCCCGCCGCGGCCGGTTGATGAGCGGCACGATCGGTACCACGCCGAGTCGGTTCTGGAGCGGCCAGTCCTCGCCCTCTTCCGGCCCTTCCGTCCAGCGGACCTGCGCGAGCCCCTGATACGTCGTATCGGTCCGCGTGGACAGCGAGCGGAACTTGTAGATCTCGTCCGGTAGGTAGAGGTAGGCCCGGTTGTAGCCGTCGTCGTCGATGAACACCTTGAGCGCAGCGAGGCGGATCCGGCGGTTGCCGGGCGCCGTCTCGACGACCGTCTCGGTCGGGTCCTCGATGGTGATGGACGGACCATCTGCGGTCGGGTCCACCGCGGCGTAGGCGATGCCCTTCGACAGGGCGATCTCGTGGGCGATCTGCGACTCGGCGTCGAGCTGGTTCTGCTGCCAGATGCGCCACACGCCCTTGTCCGACTCGGGGTTCGTGCCGAACCGGAAGCCGTCGACGATCAGCCGCTCCCGCTCCGCGTCGACCACCAGCGGCATGAAGTTGGCGACGTACTTTCCGACCCGGTTGCCGTAGGTCTGGACGAACTTGTCCGAGGCGAAGGCGAGCGGCTGGCGGCCCTCGTAGAAGTCGTGGAACTTCTGGCACTCCGCGGCCCGGACGATGATCCGCGCGAGCAGCCGGCGGAGCCACCACTCCGGCGAGTAGACCTCGACCAGCCGGCGCGGCTCGTTCGCCTGGACATAGGCGCCGATCGTCCGCCCATCAGGCCCGAGGATGTCGCCGGAGCGGGGGTAGCGGGAGAGGTCGAGCGACATCAGAAGGCCACCGTCGACGAGCGCTTCCTGGTCTGGTCAGGACGGACTTCGGAGGCCAGCCACAGCGCCCGGATGGCGGCCAGCGCCGCAGGGATCGGGTGGTTGTCGTCGGCCCGGACTGCCTGGAACGAGCCCGTCTCGTCGTGCGGCTTGCGGGCCGTCCACGAGAGGTCGGTCCCCACGGCAGCGGAGTCGGTCCACTTGACCTTGCCGCCCTCGACGAGAGTGACGAACCGGGCCGAGGCGTTGGCGTACTTGCTCGCGCTGATGGATTCCTTGCGGAAGAAGAACTTGGCGAGCTGCGCGTCGGTCAGGGGGTCGAAACCGACGATCGGCACGCTCATCCTCCGAGCCGTGTCGCGAAGATCCTTGCCGAGCAGGTCCGCGTCGATCGGATTGCCCGTGACATCGAACAGGAGCCGCAGGCCAAACCCGTCGGGTCGCGCCCACGCCACGGCCGCAGCAGCCCGCTTGCCTGATGGGTCCATCGACACAGCCATGAACGGGCGGGTTGGCTCCTCGAGCTCGGGAACCTGAGCCGAGGACCAGTCGATCTCGGACACCAGCCGCTCACGCAGGGTCACGACCCAGCGGCAGAGGTGCTCGGTTTCGTAGATCGAGATCGTCCCGGCGAGGCTGTTGGAGCGCAGCTCGTCGATGAGCGTCTGCTCGACCGCCGGATCGTGGCCGAGGGACGGGTTCGACTCTTGCCATCCCGCCATCTCGTCCACCTGACGGTCCGAACCGGCCGACCACTCTAGGTAGGCGATGGCGGGATCCTCGCCGGCCCGCTTCTTGAGCGAGTTCAGGACGACCGACGTCTCGGTGCCGGCGTTGGAGAGGTAGACCATCTGCGGCTTCCTGGAGGCCGTCAGAGTCGGCTTGGCCGCGGCGATGAAGTCGAAGTCCTCCATCTCGCGCAACTCGTCGACGATGACGAGATCGCGGGACGGACCTCGAGCCCCACCCCGCGTCGGGGCGACGATGGAGTAGACGCCGCCGTTCTTGAGTCGAATCTCCTCCTGGCCGTTGGCGAAGCGAGGCCGCGTGACCCGTCCCCGACGCGAGGGCAGCTCTTTGGCGTACTTCTCCTCGATGATGTCGGCGACGACGCCGAACACCTCCCGCGGCAGGTCCCGGTTCTGGGCGGTGTGCATGATCCGCTGCCCGGCCAGGAGCCGCTGGATGATGAGCGGCACGAGGATGGCCGTCTTGCCGTTCTGTCGGGCGACGATGACCGCCACCTCGCGGAACAGCCAGCGCTTGTCCGGCGCCTCCGCGGTCAGATAGCGCGCGACGGTCTGCTGCCAGGGCCGCAGCGTTAGCCCGATGCCGGCGGAGAACTCGGCGAACTCCTTGTAGCCCGACCGGGCAGGGACAGGCGGAGCGATGCGCGGCTTGTCGTGGCCGAACACCGCAGCGCGGCGGGGCGCTAGGGCAGCGGTCACGCGGCGACCCGAGCGGACTTCCGCTGGTTGCAGATCAGGTGGGCTAGCTGGACGTTCGCCTCGACGTGCTGGCCGCCCCGACTGAGCGGCAGGATGTGGTCGAGCGTCGCGCTGAGAGGCGACTTGGCGGGTGCGTCAGGGTCGACCGGCTGGTGACACACGCCACACGCCCAGTCGTCGCGCTCGAAGATGCGTGTGCGGAAGATCAGCTCGGCGGGCTGGTTCGTCTTTCGGACCGCTCGGCGGAGATCCCGGTCAGCCTGTCGGTGATACCGGCTCCCACACGCTTGCGAGCAGAAGCGCCGACCCCGTGTACCGATGAACTCGGTCCGGCACGAGAGGCACGCGCGGACCGAACGCGGAAGAGCCTGCGAACCCTCCCGTGCCTGGCGACGAGTCCAAGCACGGCTTGGCTGACACGACTGTCGGCAGTAGCGGCGAGGCGGCCCGAACCGCGCTTGCGGGATCTCGCCGCCGCATGTCGGACACGTCACCGGGTGTAGTCCTTGGTGACCACCGCCGTCGGCCGATCCTTGATGGACCGGATCTCGCGGTCATGCCGAGCGACGACGCCGCGGGCGTAGTTGTGGTAGCGGCACGCTGCGCGCAGGTTCGTCGGGGCGAAGAACTCGCTGTCGGGCATACCGGGATAGACCTCGACGATGTGGTCGGCAATCGTGGCTCGGGTTTGGCAGCCAGGAACGACCTGGCACACGCCATTATCCCGGCGGAGAATGGCCTTGGCGAGCTTTTTCCACCGATTTGTGTGGTATCGGGCGTCTTCGCGCTTTCGGGGGAGAGAGATTTCGCGAGTCGCGGGTCGCGTGGCCTCGATCTCCTCGTTTATATGCTCCCACCCGTCGCTCCCACGTCCCATCTCGCGCATCGAACTTGACACGCGCGTGGCGGGATTGCGGTTGACGATGATCTCCGTCACGACGACACCGGGAACGCCGACGTCCATGCCGGGTCGTCATGCCAGTGCTCGATGCCCTTGCCCGTGATGAGCGTCGTAAGCCGTTCGATGACCCACTCCTGGCTGCGCGTCCACTGTCCGCGGAGGAATGCTGCAGCCGACTCGCCATGCTCCGTCAGCGCCCGCGTCACGTCGATGTCGTGGCTGGCCCGCTCCTCGTCGTCAGGGGCGATAGGCGCGAAGCGGATCTCCCACTCCTGTAGCGAGAGGACGCCCTGCCACGCTGCGATGTGGGCGTTCATCTCGTCCACGTCGACGCCATCGGCGAAGGGCTTGGTCCACTCGGGCAGGGCTACCACGAGACGCTCACCTCCACGACGCCCCTCGAGAGTGGCGCGAGCCGCTGGAAGGGTGCGGCGTACAAGTCGATCGTCTTGGAGGACGAGCCGCACCAGTCCACCAACTGCACCAGCACGCTTCGGCTCCCTGCTCGCACCGTCACGACGCGGCCCCGCCACTTCGGCCCGATGGCATCGCGGAGTCGGCCGCACGCGGCGGCGACCATCGAGCCGACTGGGTAGCGGTAGTGGCAGATGGGGTGGGCGGGGGAGCAGTAGAACGATGCTTGACCGCGAATCCGCCCCTGCCTGGATCCGGCGTCTTTGGCAACGGCACGCGGAGGGTTGGCTGGGAGTCGGGGAGTGGAACGGACCGCACTGACGGGCAGCGGGCGCACCACTGGTCGACGAGCAGGCCGGTCTCGCTCCGCCAGACGGTCTTGCCCTCCCACCGATGCAACCCGATCCGGCACAGCGCCCACCCAAACAACCCCCTCATCCGCCCGTCTCCCGACCGTGACGGACGAGAGCAGGAGGAGAGCCGAGAGGGCGAGGGCCGTGAGCGTACGCATCGCGAGCCATGGCTAGAAGTGGAGCCCCAACTGGCCCGCCGCCCAGACGAGCAGGAACACCACGACGATGATCACGATGAGCTGGGTGAGCCAGCTCGGGATAGCGCTCATTCGGTCGGCACCGGGTTCACGACCTCGGCCGCAGCCTCGGCCTTGGTTACCGGCTCCTCGGACGGCTTCGGCGGGACGATGTTGCCCTTGATGGAGCTAAGCGTCTCCGCCGCGTAGGCGGTCAAACCGCCAGCGGCGAAGGTCAGGAGCAGGCCGTCGTTGGCGAAGTAGCCGCCGGCGAGCAGGGCTGCCAGCGGAGCCACCCGGCCGAGGATGTGCTTGCGCAGGAACGCCGCGAGGACGTCGAGCTTGAACGTCCCGTCCCGGAGCGCGGCGAATGAGCCGGTGAGGAAGTCGAGGACGGCCGCGACGAGCGCGCCCTTGAGGGCGATGCCCGGCGTGCTGTCGAGGAACGCCTGGAGTTCGTTCATGGCTTGGCCTCCGCGTCGCCGCCATCGGAGTCGGCGTCCGGCTCCGGTACGGTGTCGTTCTCGGGCTCCGCAGAGGTGTCCTCGTCGGGAGGCGGAGCGTTCGTCTCGGTTTCCATGTCAGACCTCCTTGGCCCATGTGGAACGGATGTATTGCCCGGACCGAGCCCCGCTGGTGAGCCGGACGAGCGACTGCGCCGTGTGGCCCGGCCAGCGGTACAACCGGGGAGCGGTGCAGCTTGCCGAGAACCCGCCGGTGGTGGCGAAGCGGCCGCCGAGGAGGGTGTCGTCGACCACGGTGTAGACGCCGAACTGCCCTGCCGGGACAACCGCCCGGTAGGCGGCCACCTTGTCCCGTGTCAAGGCGGCGTAGGTCAGACCAGAGCCGAGGAGCGAACCTCCGCCCGTCACGTCCAGCTTCCCGGCGAATGCCTTGAGGAGCGCCTGCGGGTATGCCTCGCCGTGGTACTTGTAGATGCCGGCTCGTCGTCCGTCGGCAAGGGGATCCATGACGATCCAGCCCGGCAGGACCGTCACCGCGTGGTTGCCACGGAACCCCCCGCCCGCGTCGAATCGGCTATCGGCAATCGGCCCGTAGCCGCCTTGGAGGATGGCGCCCTTGCCCTGGTCGATGGCGGCTGCGAATGACGTCCACGGGAAGCGGTAGCGGGTGTCGAGGTCGATCTGCCAGCCCTTGAGCAGGGCGGCATCGACCTGCGCGAGCGTCGTCCCGCCCGATGAGTCGCCGGTCACCTTCCGCACGCTCGCCCCGGTCATCACGAACGACTTGCCCTGATCGAAGGCGGCGGCCATCGCGCCGGCGTAGCAGGTGCACGAGCTCCAGCCGAGCGGATAGCCGTTGATGGCGGGATTTTGAGCCTGAAAAGTTGGTGTGATCATGCCGAGGTTGGTGCTATAATCTCGGGATGAGACGACCGCTTGCGGATCGGTTCTGGGAGAAGGTGGAGAAGGGACCGGGATGCTGGCTTTGGCGCGGCGCTACGACCGGCAGGGGCTACGGAGCCATAGGCGCAGGCGGGAAGGGCGGCCGAATGCTGGTCGCCCATCGAGTCGCCTTGATCCTGTCGGGCGTCGAACTCCCTGACGAGGCGATGGCCTGTCATCGCTGCGATGTCCGGGCTTGCGTGCGCCCGAGCCACCTCTATGTCGGGTCGTCCACGACGAACAACCGCGACACGGCCGCTAGGAACCCACTTGCCAGATTGCGTCCGCCATCGACCGGCCAGCACATCAGCGAGGGTCTCCGAGCACACTTCGCCGTCCAGCCCCGCGCCCGACTGACGTACTGCAAGCGAGGCCACGAGTTCACTGAGGCGAACAGCCAGTGGAACAAGCGCACCGGCAAGCGGCAGTGCCGAACCTGCCAGCGCGACAGCCTGCGGGCTCGCCGACACGCCGCCTGAACGGAACGTCGGCAGGATCATGCGGGCGCCTCCTCGTCATGGAGGACGAGCCTTGTGCAGGTCTCGCAGCTCTTCTCGTCGAGAGGCAGGCTCGGCGAGGTCGGCGCGTCCGCGGGCAGCGTCCGGCCGCAGCGGGTCCGGTGCGTGCCGCCGCGGTAGGTGAAGGCGTAGACGTGCCACGAACGGGCCTTGATCCAGCTCATCCCGCCACCCACACGTTCCCGGACTGCGTGAACGACGACGGCCCGTTGCCCTCGCCGGTGTAGACGATCGGGGAGTAGGGCTGCCCTGCGACGCCGCCGTAGGAGGTGCCGACCTTGTTGTCGGTCAGGTAGTCGCCCTGGAGGCCGGCGAGCATGATCGGCTGGAGGGGCGCGCCGCCCGGCTTCTGGACAGCCCTTGTGACGGAGTTGCGGGCGATCGTGAAGTTCAGGGGGTGCGTCAGGGTCTGCGTCCCTGCCGGGGTGGGGCTACCGGCGATGAAGATTCCTCTGGGGCAGCCTTCGATGTGGTTGTCCGTGATCTGGACGCGCGTCCCGGCGTGAGCATTGACCCCCTGCCACAGCGGGACGTCCGCAATGGAGACGCCTTGGATCAGGCAGTCCGAGCAGGGCGGGTCGGTCGTTACGTTCGCGCTCTCGCTGCGGTTCAGCATCACCCCGTAGGCGTTGTTGCCCTGGAACCCGGTGGCCGGGTCCTTGGTGAACCCGATCCTGCTGATGGAGCCGCCGGTCACGGTCAGGTGGTCGCAGGAGAAGGCCGCGATGCCCGCGTAGTCGCAGTCCGCGATATCGGGATCCTCGATGACGAGGCTCGAGACCTTGGTCGCGTAGATGCCGAGCCGGAAGCCCCGGATGTGGGGCCGGATCAGGCGGACGTTGGTGAGGCCCGTCAGGGTGAACGCGGAGCCCAGCAGGGTCGTGTCGGTGATCTCGAGGTCGGTGTATGTCTGGTCGGACTTGCCGACGATGGGCGGACTCTTGGTAGGGGTCGGAGCGGGAGTCGGCATCGGCGTCGGAGCGGGCACCGCGGCCTGCTCCAGCTTCGACACGCGGATCGTCAGGGCGTCGACCTGCGACTGGAGCTTCGCATCGCCGTCCTTGCGGGCCTGGATCTCGGCGGCGAGGGCCGTCACCGGAGCCCCACCAAGGGCGACGGATGCCACTGCCATCCCACCGCCGACCAGGAACCCGCGACGAGTGACCACGAGGGATACATCAGTGGCCCCGTGGCCAGTCGATGCGGCGCTTGTCCGTCTCGGGCGGCGTGCAGACCGGGCAATAGGGCTTGGAGCACATGATGTAAGGCGGGGACGGAGGCTCGGGGTCGTCGAGCTCGGCCCGGAACGAGCGGAGGGCCAGCAGGGCGAACTGGTGCGCGCCTTCGGCCTCGGCATACCGGCCCTCGGCGATTGCCACCTGCTCTTCCTCGGCCCAGTGGTCGTGCGCCGCTGCCAGCATCCGCAGGGCGGTGCTCCGGGCCATCGCGTCGCGGAGGACGGAGATGGGGGTGCTCATCGGCCGTTGATCGGCCCCACGCCGCCGATCCTCTGGTGGTTCGTCCGGCCGAAGTAGAAGCCGATCACGAGGAAGAAGGCGTTGGACAGGAGCAGCGCAGCGGCGGTGTCCGTGGGGACGCGGAGGCTCAACTGACCGGCCACACCGAGCGTCACGAGCGTGACCGACACGGCGACGACTGCCTGGGTGATCTCCCAGATGAGGTTGATCCGGCGCTGACCGTGCGACACGCGGTCGCTCTCGTCTGCGCTGCCCCGCGCGACGAGCTGGGATTCGGTGGGCTGGGGCGCATCGGTCACTGACGCCTCGCCGCGGTGCCGCCGTCGTTGGGCTCGCGCTCCATCACGGAGTACACCCCGACGATGAAGAACGCCCCGGAGGAGATGGCGAACATCAGCCGGCCCCAGCCCTGACCGGGCGGGCCGAAGAGGGCCGCGGAGATGCCGAGGAAGGCCGCGAGGGCGACGAGGAACAGGCCGAACGCTTCCATCAGGTCGCGCCGCGCCCGCGGTTCCTGGTGCTTGCGGAAGATCCGATAGCGGCGGGTGAACAGGGCGCCGTAGACGAGGACGGTGCCGATGCCCCAGACGACCCAGAAGACGAGGCGGAAGTCCACATCACTCAACCGAGGAGCCGCCGTCCCGCGTCGAGCCCGAGCATGGCGAGAGCAGTCCCCAGGAGGAGTCCGTACTGAACGGTGTCGATGGTGAAGTCGGCGCTGGCCGCGTCCCAGATGCCGAGGACGATGACCAGGGCAAGTAATGCCAACCCGCCGATGATCCGAGCCCGGACGAACGGAGAATCGGGCGGCAAGTCATGAGTTCCATGACGGCGTAGCGGACGTTCGGCACAGCGGGCACGCGGACTCGGGGTCTAGCGACAGCACCACGACAGCCACCGTACGCGCTGGTAGCTGCGGGTAGCTACCACGATTGTGCGGTCAGGCGGCTTTCGGCAGCCTCAATCGTGCGGGATCGATGAAGCCCCGCTGGACCGCGATGGCGAACGCCTGTCCGCTATGAGCCGCACCGAAGACCGCTTGGAGGTCCGAAAGGACGTGCCGGACGGTGTGGGGGTGGATGCCCAGCCGTCGCGCAGCCTCGGTCGTGTTCCGGCACTCGATCCACGTCGCAAGTACCTGGAGTTGCCGCGCGGTCGGTTCAGGCATCGACGAGGGGCGCGTCGCGCTTGCCGTCGTTGCAGTCCTCGCACGCAGCCGCGAGGTTGTCGGGCTCGGACGTCCCGCCATCGACGACCGGGATGCGATGGTCAACGACAAGCCTGATGCCGTCGTCCGGCGTGGCCCCGCAATAGACGCAGCGGTGGCCATCCCGCTCAAGGATCAGCCAGCGCACCCGCTTGCTGATGGACGTTCGCTTGCGCCGGCCGTGCGACAGCTCCCACTCGGCCCTGATGGTGCGTCTCTGGACGCGGGCCTCGGGCGTATGCGGCCCACCAATGACGGTCCTGAGTTGGCCAACCTCCGCCTCCAGGTCCTCGATCGCGTGGAGAGCAGTCGCCATCTCGCGGAGTCCCATCCGGTCGCGGACGGCGGCCTCCAGGGAGTCGCCGTCGATCCGCCACGATCGACCTTCCTTGTGGCCGACGAGCTCGCCTCGCTTGACCATCAGCACGGCCAACTCGGAGCTGTTGTACTTCAGCCCGAGCATCACCGCGGCCTCTCGAGTCGTGTATGTCGTCACCGCACCATTGTACCTCCATCGGCTGGCCAACCGGCTGCCTATCGCCGCAAACCCTGCTACAAGCTGCTACAAGATTTTCGGGATTTCCCCGATTGCACAGGCCCGAATCGGCCTTGTCGTGCGGGCCGTCAGCCCCGGTGAACTATCCCGGCAGTATTGTGATTGGCGTGCGTGGGAGAGGCGATGTCATGCCTCAGGCTGCCTAACGGGCTGGCTAACTGCCGGGAGCGTCACGTGGGACAGCCTACGAGAGTGCCGTTCTCCTTGTAGAACTGGGCGCGCACGGCGAGCTTCCGAAGCGCTGCTTCGCGGGTTGGTCCGTAGCACCAGACGTTGAAACCCTCCACGAACAGCGACGCGACCCACGCGCAGCACTCCTTGTTCGGATGACTCGACGGATGGCTCTGGACGAACGGGGGCTGCGGAACGTATCCGGGTGCCCCAGCGTCGCCGGGTTCGACGATCGCGATGCCAAGCCGCTCAGCGGCCTCGCGATACATCTCCCAGGACTCGGGGCGGATAGTCGCGTGGGTCATCGTGTCCTCGCTGCCTCCAACTCGGCACGGAGCCTCTCGTTCTCGGCTCGGAGGTCGTTCGACAAGCCGACGTACCCGGCGGCGACGGCGTACTCACCGATGCCGATGGCCTCGACCTCATCGAACCTGAGCACCCGGAACAGCCACGAGGCGATGCGACGCTGCCGCTTCTGGCGCTCGATGCGACGGAACAGCGCAGGCCACGTCATCATCGCTTCCTCACGTTCAACGACCGAATCCAACGATCAATCTCTGCCATCTCATCCTCCGTTGGTTCCCAGTGGAACCGGCAACCCTCAGCGGACGTGACGGCGATGAGGCGATGGACGTGGAGCGTCTCGTCGCCCTCGGTCACGATCTCCACCGGCCCCGTCTGGGCGAACCTAGTGTTCGGCGGCGACCACTGACGGAATGACTCGCGCACTGTCATCGCTTCCTCACATTCAGGCTCGTCACCACCGCGTCCGCGACCAGGAGCCGCCGAGCCTGGTTCGCGAGTTCGTCGTACGCCTCCACCAACTCCAGAGACGTCGCTCCGCCGCGATCGAGCATTGCCGCAAGGGCCTTGAGGAGTCCCTCCGCGGAGGTCTGATCCGCGACGACGGCGAGAATCAGGTCGGCCGCGCCCACGTTATCGATGTCGCCCGAGTCCCACCTCTCGACGATGGTGGGCAACGCCCGTGCGAGTCGCTCACGGACCGTCTCAACGGTCGCTTGGTCTGTCATCGCTTCCTCACATTCAACGACTGCACCGCCGCCTTCTGGACGGCCGGGCTGATATGAGCGTAGGTGCTCCCGACAATGCGCTCCGTGTTCCCGAGCTGCTCCGCGATCACCTTCATCGACCAGCCGTCCGCCGCCATGAGCGAGGCCGCTCCGTGCCGCAACTTGTGTGGCGTCATCCTCGGCAGACCGGCGCGGACCAAGGCCCTCGGCAGGGCATGGGTCGCCGCGACACGAGTGAGCCTGTCGCCGCCCGGCCCGAAGAACACCGGCTCTCCCTTGCCCCTCCGGGGAGCCTGACGGATGGCCTCCTGCAGGGCCTCCTGCGCGTCCTCGCTGATGCGGGTGGCTCTTGGCTCGCCCTTCGGCTGGCGGATGCTCACCCAGCCGTCGTGGACGTCGCCCTGGTTCAGCGCGCAGGCTTCCCCGATCCGACAACCGGATCCCGCGAGGAAGCGGACGACGTGCTCCAGCCAGTGGCCCTTGACGGCATCGAGGATGGCGTCCCGGTCGGCGGGCGTCATGGCCTCGACCGGCTTCCGTCTGACGGCTGGGGGCTCGACGTGGGCGGCGGGGTTCCGCTCGAGGTCGTGGTTCCGAACGGCGTGCTCCAGCGCTCCCCGCAACGTTCGCAGAACCAATCCCACCGTGCCGGGGGCCAGTTCGAGTCCGTCCACGAACGCCTCGACGTGGCGAGCCCGCAGTTCGGACAGACGGAAACCCCCAAGTGCGGGGATGAGATGAACCCGGACGTGTGACTCGTATAGAGCCTGAGTCGACGGCCTGATCCGGCGCTTCCCGGCGAGCCACCTTGGCAGGTACTCCGAGAGTCGCGGGTCATCGGGGACGTGGCCTCGCTTGGCCTCCTGGAGCCACCACTTCGCCTCGGACTCGTGGTCGAAGGTCCGCGTCTCCCGGACGCGCTTGCCGCCCTCGGTCCGCGATACCTGCGCCTGACACCGGCCGTTGGGCCTTCGGGTCAGGCCGCCGTCGCCCCTTCGACCGCGCTTCCGCATCGGTGGTCATGCTAGCCGACCAGCCCGAGGACTTCCTGGGAGCAGCGGACGGCGGCGATTTCGCAGTAACGCTCTTCGATCTCAATCCCGATGGCCTTGCGACCGAGGGACTTGGCGGCGACGAGTGTCGACCCGGAGCCCATGAAGGGGTCGAGGACGGTTCCCGTCATCATGCCGACCAGCCGAACCATGAGCGAGACTGGCTTCTCGTTAGGGTGCAACCGAAGATGGCTTGTGAACGCGAGGCCAGGAGCTGCATCCCGCCACACGTCTCCCCATCGCTTGCCTTTTGGCGAGATGTGGTGATCCGCGCGGTTGCTTCCGGTGCCTGCGTATTCGTGCGTCTTGCCGACGGGCGCGCCACGAGCGGCTACCAGTTTCCCGAAGAGCGCGATGTGCTCCGAGTCGCGGGCAACGGGCACCTCCGCAAAGCGGCCCTTGAGTTCGGCGTTCGAAGGCCACCAGACGACCCATTCGTCCGGGACGCGGCTCGCCTCGATACACAGCCGGATCAGGTTCTCGGGCCACCCGAAGACAGCGGCATTCGCCCACGAATTCAGCATCGCGGCATTGAGGACGGCGGTGTCCGTGGCGTAAGCATTCGTGCCATACGGCGGGTCCGTCATGATGACATCGGCCTCGGGCATCCACTCCCGGCAATCGCCGTGGTAGATCGTCACGAGGTTGTCCTGGTAGTAGGGAGTCATGCCTGTGGATCTGGATCTGCGAGTGTCGTCGCGTTGTCCAAGATCGCTGGAGGTTCGGACGACACGGTGGCGTGGGGCCCCGACCCGGCGGTGGCGGAGCCGCCGCGACGCACCATCTCCTCGAAGTACACGTTGGCGACCTGTCGGAGCCGCCGAACCTCATCAATCAGGGCTGCCACGTCGTCACGCCATGCCCGGACCTCGCCGTCGTCCGACTCGTTCCACTGCGACGCCCAGCGCATTTCGATGCCGTCTAGATCAATGGGCAACGGCTCGCCCCTCGGTTTCATGCCGCCCGAGCCCGGATATACCGCTGGATCTCGGACTCCCGGATGAAGGTGGAGCCGCGGACCTTGACGAAGCGGATGCGGCCGGCCTTCTGTTCGCGATAGAGTGTCCAGCGGCTGACCGCCAAGTAGTCCTCGGCGGCACGTTGGAGCGGGATCAGGCGATCGACCGTCACGCCGCGTCCAGGTGCGTGCGCTTGTGGTGACTCGGACACAGCCACACGACATCGAGTTGAGACTCGGGACCATAGCCGTGCGGGTGATGAGCCTGGGCCGGCATGTCCCCGCAGACGCCGCATGGCCCGCGAACCAACAGCCCCCTCTGGATCGCGACCCAGACCGCTCGATACGCGCGGTTCTGCTCAGGCGTGATGACTACCGGTTTGGTGAGGTGCGCCGCCCGCCTCCGTTGTTTCGCCCGCCTCTGGATCTCTCGATACTTCTCAGGGTGGCGCTGCTTGTACAGCTTCCCGTTGCGCGCCACGGTGGCCCGGTGGCAGGTCAGGCAGGCGGTCCACGGGCGGCCCCTATTCCGCTTGATCTTCGTGTTCTCCGGCGTCAGTTCGTGACCCTTCCGGCAGTGCGTCCTGTCCTTGCTCACCCTCCCGCCACCTCCCTGGCGGTGTCGGGGGGTCATGGGGTACGAGATGACCGGGCTACGCCCGGAGCGCGGGGCGCCAGATTGCCTCTTGACAATCTCTACGCTAGGGTAGATAGTATTGGCATGAAGACCTGCACCGCAACCAACAAGAACGGCAAGCCCTGTAAGCGGATCGGATACAACTGGCCGCAGATCGGCCGGGTGCTCTGCCCACCGCACGCGATGGCCCTGGCCACCAAGAAGACGGCCTGACCAATGGACCACGAGACTATCCACGCCAGAGTCCGGGGCCAGGGCTCGGCTCATCAAGACGCCATGTCGCCGGATCACGCCGGACGGACGGCCGTTCGGCTACGTCTGCACGAACTGCGGCCGCGAGCTGCGCGAGACCAAGACGGGCTGGTTCCGGCACACGGACATCCAGCGCGAGCGCGGCAACTGGTGACCCTGCCCGAAGCGGCGGCATCCCTCGGGGTGACCGCGGCAACGCTCCGTCAGCAGATCGCGAATGGGAAGCTACGCGCGGTGAAACGGGGCCGCGACTGGTGGGTGACGGCACGAGAGGTCGAGCGGTATCGAGCGGAGAACCGCCGGCGCTGAGGCTCACAACACCCCTTCGCTCATGGGTTCGTGGTTCCGGCTGGTTGCCCGGCTGCGCCGGGAGCCGCGAGGGCGGCCTTGAGAGCTTCGATTGCCTCGAACGGAACGAGGAAGTCGACGTATTCGCCGTCGAAGTTGTCGTCCGGCTCGGCCTTGTCCACGACGTTCTGCGCCGCCTCTCGGAGTCCCGGTGTCGGGGCCGAGCCTGCGGGCTCGGAGGCGCTGCGCGCGAGAACGGCGAGGCGGTTCACGGTGGCCTGCACCACCTTGTAGAAGGGTCCGTCCGCGCCCATGAACCGGGTGCCAGTGTCGGAGGCGTGATCCGCGTACCACGCATCCAGACCGACGCAGAGGTTCCGCTCGATGTCGGCGACCGTCTCCACGTCGAGTGCCGCAGGCACCCCGCCGGAGGCGGCCCCTGTTGACTCTGTGGAGGCGGGTAGGGCGGCACGGGAGACGACATCGAAGCCCTGCCGTCGCAGCAACCGAAGCGTGGTCTCCGCCTCCGCGCGATGCGTCGGACCGTCCAGCGTGCCGTACATCGCATCTGCAAGCGCGCTCAGGGCCGTCTCGGCGCTCTGGCGGTCTCCTGTCATGCCGCACCTACGATCAGGCGAGCGAGCAGGGCACCGACGCCGAGGCCGAGGACAAACCATTCAGCGCGCGGGTCGAGCCTCACTGTGGCCCGCCTTCGGTGGGAGTCGGCTGGGAGGAGTCAGGGTGGACGACGTTTCGATGGCCGACATCGACGCATGTCGGGCATACCGGATAGAACCGGCGTCGGCACTCGCTGCAGGCCCACATCGACCCATCCGCCGGGAGTCCGTGGAGTTCGCCCCGGAACGTGACAATCACGTTGTGCTCACAGTCCGGCGGCGCAGCCGCTCCCGGCCGCAGGCCGGGTTCCTTGACGTTCATCGCTCCTCCTCGGACTGCTTGTCTCGGTCCGCCCCTCCTTCGAGGACATCAGGGGGACCGGCTTCGGTGGAGTCGGCCCCCTGGAGGGCGGCCACCAGCGGGGTGAATGCCGCCTCATCGTACTCGGGCTGCCAGCCGTATCGCTCTAGGCCAAGGGCCGTTCGGAGGTCGCCCCACGCGGCGTTCACCAAGTCCTCGGAGCCGTATTGAGCACCGCCGCACATGGAACAATCGCCAGTCAGGTCATAGGCGTGGGCGACACCGGGCAGGTTCGTGCAGGGGTCGAAGTGGAGGTAGCGGTCGTGCGGCTCGCCGGGATGGTTGTCGCCGTTCAACGCGTCCCGGTTGCGCTCCAAGGCCGCGAGCATCCGCCACGCCACTTCCTCGATAGAGCGCGGCCCCGCCGCTCCGCCGTAGGCGGCTTCCTTCTCAGGCTCTACCGTCATGGCTGGGGTCCTCCTCATGCCGACTCCTTCTCACGCTCGGCCTCAAGACGGCGGAGCTCGGCGGCAATCTCAGCGTTGATGCCCGTCAGGCCGATGGCCCTCGGACGGTGGGGTTGCGGCGGCTTCACCTCGGCTGCCTTCGCTGCCTCGATACGCTCTCGCCGGTATTCCTTGTCGGCTTCGATGAGGGCGCCCAGCGGGTCCTCGGGATGGGCCAGCATGATGTTTGCGGACCACTGCGGGCCAGTCAGGTCATGGAGTTGGAGGATGGAGTCGAGCACCTGTCGCTGACGGGTAGACGGCGGACGTCGCTTGAGCAGGAGGAACGCCTCGAGGTCGGCTCGGCCGTCGTATCCAGGCAACGACTCGCGCGCTCTGTTCGGCTCGTTTTCTGCTTTGCTCGTCTCGTTTCTGTTAGGCATCGGTTCCGCACTGCCGTTCGCACTGCTCTCGCTATGCCATCTGGCTGCGGCTGCATTGCGGGCCGCATCTGAGCGGCGTCCCCGCTCGGCCTCCATGCCCTTCATCTGGTATCGGTGTCCAGCGAGGGTCGAGACGAGCGAACAGTCGACCAACCTAGCGAGTGGCCTAGGCTTCACGGAACGGGGCAGCTCGGGCGGAGTCGGCCACATCGGGTCCGCCGTCGCGAGGAGCCGGAGCCATGTGGCGAGCTGGGCGTCGTCGGCCCAGACCTCCGGGTAGTCCCGGATCAGGTCGTTGTAGTAGACCCGGACATACTTGCGGTCGTCGCTCATGCCGCCCGCTCCGCGAGGTCCAGCAGGTACTTGACCGTCGAGTAGTGGCGCCCTCCGAGCCGCAGCCCGATCTGATCGAGGGTCAGGTGGCTCTGTTGCCAGAGGCGTCGTGCCTCACGCGCGCGCGTCCGGGTGCAGGCGTTGTGGCGGCATCGACCGGACAGGCCGCATGGCCCGCGCTGCGCCTCCTCCTCGGCCTGACGCGCCGCCTCACGGGCGGCCTTGGTCCGCTCGACGTGCTGGCGGCTGATCTCGTTGGCGCGGGCGCGGTCGTTCGGTCCCGGTCCCCCGACGACCAACGAGCCGCCGAGCTTCGGTGAGCCGCCGTAGGCCGGCCCCTCGTCGACCTTGATGGGCTTGCCGTCGGAGTAGCCGATGGTGCGGAAGCTCATGCTGGGATTCCGAGCGTGATGGCCTCGGTCTCGAAGGCCGTGTTAGCGGCTGCCGCGTATTCCGGGACGAGCTCCGCGCCGATATAGTCGAAGCCGAGGGTCCGCGCGGCGAGCCCGATGGTCCCGAGGCCCGCGAAAGGGTCGACGACGGTGCAACCCGGATCAGTCCACGTCTCCACGATCCATGCGGCCGCGGCGAACGGGGTCAACGCGCGATGTTGGGTCTTCGCCCCTCCCTGACGAGGATCTCGTTGGAGCAACAGGTTCGATTGGAAGGCGTCGCCGATAGGTGCGCGACGGTGGCGCTCAACCTGGAGCCGCCCGTAGATGGCCCAGCCCTGCCAGAGGAATGGAACGACGCCGGGCCGGTTAGCTGCCCGGCGACGATATGCGGCCACCTCGATGCACACTCGTCGCGGCATTGGATGATCTCGGCGAGCAAGCATGGTCGAGGGTCCGCGGATGCAATGGCGCTTGGCAGGTAGCACATCCAGCACCTCCTCAACGTGGCGTGACCACGGGATCTCGTCGGCGTAGCCCTTCTCTGTCTCGACGAGTGTCTTTCCACCCTTGCGTCCGAGTCCCATGTGACTACCCGGCGAACGGACACCGAGCCCGCCACCAGCGGCCAGTCCATAGGGCGGATCCGTGATGACGACGGCTCGCTCCGGGTCGTACGTCCCCGGCAACACGTCCTGCCAGCGGCCGACGAGAACCGGCGTCACGCTGGTACCGCCCGGTCACAGGTTGTGCAGC